TACACGTCACCCGTCCAATCCCCGACGTAATGCACGGCATAGGTATCGTCACGAGACCAATAATCGACGTGGTTCTTGGCGGTGGCGCCTGGGTTCGCGGTCTCGTGTATGACGATGTAGGACGCATCGAGCCATCCATGACCGTTGGATATTATGTCCTCGATGATTCTCATCATGCATCCTTGCGCGGTCTGCCGTTCTTCCTGTTCTCCTTGTATTCTAGTACGTCTTTCATGATGAAAACAGGCTGATTGTTGATGATATGCGATGGGATTATATCGTCGTTCACCAATTGCGAAATCCGCTGGCGCGACACGTCGAGGATTTCCGCAGCTTCGGCGGGCGTGCATGTTGGTATATGCCTGAACATGTGCGCGGGCACGATGAAGCAATCGCGCTCCATATCCCAGGTGATGCCGAACATCTCATGGTCGAGCGCGTGCGCGAAGAACATCTTGCTTGTATGCGGTTCCTTGAAAGCCTGGAATTCCACGCCGGTGAACGGGCACGTGAACATTACCCTTTCCATGTTTACTTCCTTCCTGTATCGGTTTATAATGCTTTACACTGTCAATCATTATACACACGGCGAAAGGCGGTTTCAAATGGCACGCGCAAAGAAACCAAAGGCAGATTCGGCGTATAACGCACGTCGAAGATTTTACAGGAGCGCAGAGAGGTACTTGAAAGAAGCGAACAAGAACACCGGGGCAACCGCAGCCCGGTATAGGGAACTTGCCCGCTTGAACCTCGAAGATGCCATGAAAACCTACGAGGTGGGCACGAAGCAAAAATTCTCCCGGCCTATCCAACGCCTTGCCGGCGAATTGGGCGTTGACATCGAGGGACAAAGACGCGAATTGCAAACCGAGCGCATAGACAAGAAGGAAGAAGCATTGCGCAAAGCTGCCGTCACACGTGCCGAGACCGCACGCGAAGAACTGTTGAACCTTGAAAGCGGCAAAAGCGCGAGGGCGCTTGCCGGCGCTAAAACCGAGACGTTGCGCGAAGACGAAGCGCGTGCGATTTTGAACAGCCCCATCGGGCATCGCGTTATCGGCGGTCTCGTCGGGGTATGGCAGGAAGACGCGACTTATTACGACGAGAACGGCGAGGCGAAAGTTGACAAGACGAAGATCTTGCCGCAATTGTTCGATTACTTCAACGTCGGCAGCGTTGCCGAGCTGTTGGAGAAAATCGAGGACATCACCGGCGATACCCTTTACTCCCATAACATGGCTGATGAGATTTACGAAACCGTCAAACTCATGCTTCAAAAGCACGTTGCAAGCAATCCAGTAGCATGAAGCGCGGTAAACCTTACCGGATAATAGGCGCATACGACAGCGAGACGACGAACATCAAATCGAACGGCATACCGAAAGCGTTTCCCATACTGCATCAGTTGGGATTGCTGGACGGAACCGATTTAGAGCAAATCAACCCCGACAATGTGACTGAACACGTGCAAATAGAGCTGTTCCGTCACACGTTGGACTTGTACGAAAGGCTTGACGACCTGGTTTCGCGTGATGCCGATTACGTGCCGGTTATCCTCTGCCACAATTTAGCGTTCGACATGTGCGGTCTTAGTTCCTGGCTGTCACGTGTGAATGTGCGCGTGCTTGCCAAGAGCGCACGCAAGCCGATTACGTTCACCGTCATGGATGAGGAAAACAACCCGCGCCTCGTCATATGGGACACGCTCATATTCTCGCAGATGCCCTTGGAGCGCATGGGCAAGGATTGCGGATACGTGAAGGGCACAGGCGAGTGGGATTATGACAAGATCCGCACGCCTGAAACGCCGCTCACGGATGCCGAGCTCGATTACGCGAAGCGCGATATCTACACGCTACTTTGCTGGTTCGGTTGGTGGATCCGCCGCAACCCCGATATCTCCCAGGATAAACTCGGGTTGAACGTGGTCACGAAGACGGGCATCGTGCGAGAGCGCAGGCGCGTGCGCTTCTCGAAACTCAAGGGCAAGCGGATGAAGAAGAACGTGGAATACTATTGGCTCACACGTTGCCGTTTGGACGCGCCGAAATCAGATGACGAGCTCTTTACCATGCTGGCCTGCACACGTGGCGGTTTCACGTTCTGCTCGTCGAAGAACGCATCGGTTCCCTTCGATTTCACGGGACAGGACAAGACGGTCATCGCATACGATGCAACGTCGCAGCATCCGGCGCAGTTGGTGAGCCATATGTACCCGTACCGTTTCCGCGAAATGCCCGCGAGCGTTTTAGACCTCGCTTTCGACGTGATAGGATGCATCACGTTCGAGCAGGTGTTGAAGAACTGGAAGAAACCGTTTCCCGTCGCGTTCTGCGCCTGTTTCGAGTTCGAGAACCTAAGGCCGAGGAAAGGCAGCCTGTTCGAGCGTTTCGGCATATTCCCCTTGGCATCGGCACGTTACCGCACGCCGGAACAGTTGAAGATGGACGAGGACAATGGGGACAAGGCAGCGCTCTACGAGCATATGGCGAACCGCACGTATTGCGACATGGTGGAAGGTGCCGAGTGCGCGTTCGGCAAGGTGATGAGCGCGAAAAAGGCGCGTTTCTACCTGACCGAGTTAGCCGCATGGGAAGTCTGGCAGGCTTACGAGTGGGATGGCGTTAAGGCAATCCACGGTTACGAAACGGGGAAATTCTGCCGTCCGAACGATATCGACGTTATCTCCACGATGCAGTTCTACAAGGCCAAGAACGAGTTCAAGGACGCGAGGAAGGCGTTTTACTCTGGCAAGCCTATAACCAACGGAGAGCAGTTGAAAACCCTGGGCATCAGCCTCGCAATCGTCGACGAGATGGAGCAACACACGATATCCAGCGGCGATGTGGAAGCGACATACCTATCGTTGAAAGCAGACCTGAACGCGATTTTCGGCATTTCAGCGAGCAACCAATATAGACGCGATACCGTCATCGACGGGGAGGGCATCACGTATGTAGGCGATTTCGGGATATGCAACGCGCCGAGGACTTCCCGTGTCTGGTATCAGTTCGGACAACGGATCGTCGGATGGTCGCGCATCGCGCAGATCTGCGCCATGAAGCTCGTCGAGCCATACGTCGAGACGATAATCAACGGGGACACCGATTCCATCAAAATGGTTTGCAAGACGGAGAACCTTGCAGATATAGAATACGCGCTTTTATGGTTGGATAACGCCATAGACGAGGGCAAGCGGTTCGTATGCAACCGAGTAATGTGCGCTTACCCGGCACAATACGACGCATTGGAGGGCATCGGCTACTACGTCGAGGAATTCAAGGTCGATAAGTTCTGCGCGTCATGGAACAAGGCGTACTGCACGCATGACGCAAGCGGTTTCTCGTTCACTTTGGCGGGCATCCCGACGCGCAGGCGCGAAAGCGATTTCGCATCGTTCATCGGATTGAACGGTTACGCCGACAGGCTTTACAAGTTAGGTTGGAGTTTCGCAGATGTGTCCAACTTGTTCCTAGGATATAACGTCACGTTCGCGCATGACGTTATAAAGATGAATGCCCGGAAGTTCCCCGAGTGGGGAGAGACGTTCGCGGAGCGGGTTACTGACGTAGAAGGTAGGACTACTTACGTAGCGGAGCCTTGCGCGTTGGCGCTCTATCCCATGAGCAAGACCGTGAACGACACGACGAGCCGCGACAACGCCGAGAACATGCGCTATGCGCTCGTGAACAACCACGACGTGAACACGGAACCCCGGATAGTCACGTCCCGGGGAGTGCTGGATATCGAAGGGGTGTTCTAGATGGGAAAGTTCTACGACTGGCAGAAAACCATGAGCTACCAGACGGGAACCAATGGCGAGATCTGCTTCGTGCTAGGCGCGAAGGGCATCGGCAAGACGTTCGGCTTGCGCAAGATATGCGTCGACAGGTTCATAAAGCACGGCGAGCTCTTTTGCGAGATATGCCGCACCAACGCCGAACGCGACGAAGTATCGAAGGGGTATTTCGACAAGCTGCAAAACGCAGGCTTTTTCAAGGATTACGTTTTCCGCACCGAGAAAGCGGCGGGATACATCGCGCCTATTCCACCCGAGGGCGAGAAACCCGAATACCGGCTATGCTGCTACTTCGTGTCCCTGACCAATTTCCAACGCGAGAAGAAACGCACCTTCATCATGCCGAGGCGGTTCATCTACGATGAGGCGGTAATCGACACGAAAGACCGTTATCACCGATATCTGAAAGACGAGTTCTTAATCCTGGCGAACCTGCTCGATTCCATCAGCAGGCAGCAGCCCGACGACGGCACGCAGTACAACGTTTACCTACTCGGTAACTCCGTGGACATGACGTGTCCCTACTTGCGCAATTTCGGGGTGACGAAACTGCCTAAGTTCGGCTATTCCTTCTACAAGGACAAGACGGTTCTCCTGCATTACGTCGAGCCGTGGGATGCAGACGAAAGGCGAACGCGAACGCTCGTCGGGCGGATGCTCGAAGGGCATGACGAGAGCAAGGTCATATTCGACAACGAGTTCCAGGACGTGACGGGGCGCGAGGTCATGCGGAAAACGCCGAACGCGCAATACAAGTACTGCATCGTGTGGGGCAAGATGAAATACGCCATATGGGTCGATATGAAACTGGGTCTTTGGTTCGTAACGTCGAAACTCCCCAAGGGATCTAAGAACGTCTACACGCTCACGAAACGGGACTCTAGCATCGACTACCAGATGATTTCCAAGGCTTCCCCTTTGATGAAACTCGTGTCGGAAGTGTATTACCTAGGAGGTCTCCGTTACGAATCCGCTCACATACGCGAGTCGTTTTTCGAAGTGTTGGAATTTCTCGGAATTAAATAGTTGACAATGTAAAGTATAAAGGTGTAAGGTTATCGCGCAACGCAAGCACACGGGGAAAGGAATGGACATGCTTGCAGATGCCTTCATCGTCGTTCTGGCAATGGTCGGGTTCGCGTTCATCGCGCCGCATATGAAATGGGGTGATTAAATGGCAATCAGGGATTATTGGGTTTTCCAGAAGCGCAACGTGGAGAAGCCCTGGACGTTCTACATCGTCAAGGAGTTCGACAAGGTTGCCGGGAAGAAAGCGACGTGCCTCGACTACACTTTTTACCATGAGGACATCCCGAACACGCTGCATTGCGATTCGGAGGTCTGCATCCACTACGACACGGTAGCCGGTTACGTGAACCACCTGCTTTGCAAGGTTCTGGAATACTCCACCATCACGAGTCAGGACAAGAAGCAACTCACCGACGAGATCGTCAAGATCCTCACCGATTAGGGAGCAACGCGCACAGGGCGCGTGCAAGGATAGAAAGGGCTCATCATGGGCAACATCAACATCGTCAACATCTCCGGCAACATCACGGCTGATTGCCAGAAGAAGAAAGCGGGGGAAACGCCCGTCGTGGAATTCTCCGTCGCCGTGAACGATTTCCGCAAGGATGCCGAGCAGTACGTCAATTTCATCGACTGCACCTTGTTCGGCAAGCGCGCGCAGGCGCTGGCGGATTACCTCGTGAAAGGCCAGAAGGTCGCAATCGCCGGCAAGCTGCACCAGTCCCGCTGGGAGACCGAGGACGGCCAGAAGCGCAGCAGGATCTCGGTCACCGTCAACGAGCTCGAGATCCTCGCGCCGAAGAAGCAGGACAACGAGAAAGACGATATTCCGTGGTAGAATGGACGTGCGGCACCGTGGAAGGATGCTTCCAGCGTAGATTCGGGTTTTGCGCTCTGTGATGGAGACCGACGCGCAACCGGGGCGTTAGCCGTGCAAACCGGGTAAGCACCTAAACGGACACGCTGCACTCCTTTTCGGAGCCCGCCACTCCACTCACCCTGGCGGGCTCCACTTCTTTCATAAGGAGGTTATTCGATGGCATACGATAACAAGAGACTTCGCATGTTCAAATGGCTCGACGGCATCGCGCAGCAGAAGGCGCGTTATGCGAAACGTGCTTTCGTCGGTAGCAACATGCACGATATTCTCGCACGGTTCGGGAGCGTGTACGCGACGAACGGCATCCTGCTCGCACAGGTCGATTACCCAGAGTTCGCGCATATCGCCGATGACGGTTGGAAGCGCGTAACGGCATATTGCGGGGAGAACGGGTATCTGCTCGAAACCCCAGAACTTGCCGATACCGATTCGGATATGCGTGCGGATATCTTCGCAGACCAGTTCATCGGCAACCGTGTCAAGGAGCCGAGAACAGAGTACAAGTTCAACACGGCTGTCATGGAAGATGCCCTGAAGCCGTTCAAGGTCTACCGCATCGCGCCGATCATGACGACGGACGGTTACCGTTGCGAGCTGTCCGGGCACAACGACCAAGTATCTATTCGAGTTCTTTTCATGGGATTGAGGTAATCAAGATGTCTGAACAGAACATCACGACGGGCAACACGGGCAACACAGGCGGTTTGCCGCCGTCCCCGAGCCCGAACCCGAACTTCCCCGTGCCGGGAACCGCGCCAGAAGCGCCGCAAACGCCGGCGCAGGAGCCGCAGGAGCCCGCGCAGGAGCCGCAAGCGCCGCAGGCGTACCAGAGCATCATCGACCAGCAGAACGAGCAGATAGCCGCCCTCATAGCCGCTAACGACGCATTGACGAAGCAAGTTACCGGTCTCATCCAGAACGGGGCGCAACTGGGAACGCCGCAGCAGGCAGCGCCGCAAACTCCGCAGCCGATGCAGCAGTTCAACCCGCAACCGCTCTCCAAGGGCGATGATTGGTCGCTCGAATCGCTTGCCAAGGAAATCGGGCGGAAATGAGCGAGTGCATCTACTGGCAGGACGATTCTGGATTGTACAAGCGCGAGGAAATAGTGCGCTGCCGCGATTGCAAGCACTTCACGCCGAAGGGTACGCACAAGTTCGAGAACGGGAAGGTGAACGCCGACTACTGCGAATACGTGCGCGGCTGGATGTTGCAGATAACCCCCGATGGATATTGCAAGTGGGGAGAAAGGCGGGAAGATGATTGACGCGCTCTCGCATTTCATCACGTTCTGCGCAGGCGGTGCCGTAGGCATCTTGGCGTTCTGCTATCTGTACCATACTCGGGACAGCTAGGTCTGTCCGCATATCAGGGGAAGGGAAGCGCCTCGCAGTTGCGGGGCGTTTTCCTTTGTGTTATGTTCTGCAAAGATAGTGTTACCGAAGCGGATGCAGGTTGACAGCCAGAGGATACATCCGGATGAGGTGGCGCTAACGTGAAGCATATTCCCCGACATATAGAAAGGAATGATGGAATATGGCAGTTCTCAACAGCACGGTTCTGGAACGCGCATGGCTGTCCGCATCGAACGACTTCCAGCAGCGCATCCCGAACCCGTCAATCAACGCATATGCGAACGTGGTCGATAACCTGTTCGCGCCGCTGAACAACGACTTGTTCAACGAGTTCTGCGGCCTGCTCAACGGCCTGAACGCCACCTACGTGGACATCAAGCGTTTCGAGAACCCGCTCCGCAGCCTGATGAAGCCCGCGCAGTCGTGGGGCAACTCCGAGCGCCACGTCGCGGTCAAGTACCTCGAAGCCCATGCGGGGCGTTTCGACGACGAGACGCTCCTCAAGGTCGAGAAGCCAGAGTTCGTCGAGTGGTTCTACTCCGTGAACGAGCCGCGCCGCTACGAGTTCTCGTGGTCGCGTCAGGAAGTCGCGCGTGCTTTCGCAGCTGACGGTTACGGTTACGAAGACCTCCTGCAAGCCACCATCACGCAGATGCTATCCAGCGCCGATTACGACCGAATGAACATCATGTTGCAGATGTTCGCCGAAGCCGACAAGCGCATGGGCGGCCTGTTCCGCTACAACCTCTCCGCTGCTCCCACGACCGAAGCCACCGGCAAGGAACTGTTGACGGGTATCCGCGCCATCGCTGGCCGCATGCAGTTCCCGACGCGCCTGTACAACCACATCGACGTGCCGGTTCACGAATCGCCCGACACGCTCATCCTCTGGCTCACCCCCGAGGTTCGCGCGAACCTGGACGTTCAAACGCTTTCGGCGGTGTTCCAGCTCGACAAGGCCGACATCCAGTACCGTGTCGTGACCATCCCCGAGTTCCCCATCCCGAACGTCTATGCGGCCCTCACGTCCGAGGACTTCATCTACTGCCGCGACTTCATGAGCGGCCTCGAGCCCCCGTTCTACAACCCGGGCAACCGCACCATGAAGTATTACTACTGGCAGAACGAGCTCTTGGGCGTGAACCCAGCCGCGAACTGCGTCCTGTTCTCCACTGACGCTAACACGGCGATCAAGACCATCACCGAAACGGTCACGGGCATCGAGTTCTCGCCCGATACCGGCAACATCGAGCCTGGTGGCACGCTGCAACTCAACATCAACCTCACCGGTTCGCTGGCCGCATCCGATAGCGGTTCCACCGGCGTTATCGGCGTTGAACCCGACGCAGCCCTGTTCACGCTTTCGGCGGTTGACGATAACAACGCAGCCCTCGACCTCAAATCGACCACCTATGTCGATAACTACGGCATCCTGCATTGCCAGAAGACCGGCATTCCCGCAGGCTCCGTCATCACGGTCACTGCCAAGGCCGCTTACATCAACCCGTCCGGCTCGACTTCGAGCTACACCGACACGTTCGCCGCGACTGTCATCTAGGAGGTGTGGGAAATGCCTATCTACAAGACGAAGCACGCGCCCATTGACGATAACCCCTATATCGTCTATGGAGCCACGCAATCCAATGTCCCCGATATGGTCACGTACATCGGCATCGAAGCCACCAAGAGCATCGAGCAGGGCGCAAATTACACCTTCCCGGTTACGATGCAGGGCGTGGGCGAATACGATTCGACCGTGGTTTGGTCGCTTGCCGTCGAATCCGGTGGCACGATCAAGAGCGGTACGACGCTCACGCAGGCTGGCAAGCTCACCGTCGATGCAGCGCAGGCAACGACCAAGGCGCTTTACGTCACGGCTACCGCTTCAAACGGTCAGGAATCGACCTGCACGGTCACGGTCACTTCCTAGCGAATAGCCGCTAATGGCAATCGGTGATAGAATGGGCGCGGGAAACCGCGCCTGTTCTTTTTACATGGGAGGTATCGAATGCCCGAGTACAATTTCCTCACGGGAAACGAGAGCGATTTCCCGCACGTCGATAACGTCAATGTATATAAGTACGATAACAACTTCGATTACGGGCGCTTCGACGCGCCGCAGATGGAATTGCAGATCTGCTCCGTCCCGTGGGACATGGGCGAAGCGCATATCGGCAACCGCACCATCTCGGGTATCGGCAACGTGGTCTATTTCGAGACCAAGGCGAAGCGTGATAAATGGTTCGACGATATCCCAGATTCGCAATGCTACCGCTTCACGACGAAGTTCAAGGAACTGCACCGTTCATTGGAAATCGACGTGCCGATTCCCTACGACATGTGCGCGAAGCACAACTATTTAAGGGTGAAGTACAACAAGCTCGCTAACGACGATTCCCCCATCCGATACGAGGGGAACGACGGCTTGCGCGAATGGTTCTGGTTCATCCGCGAGGTGGAGTTCTTGGCACCCAGCACTACAAGGCTTCATCTGCTCGACGATGCTTTCCAGACGTGGATATACGACGTGGACGTTTCGGGCATGGTTCTAGAACGTGGACATGCCCCGATGTTCGCGGTGGACGTTGACGATTACCTCGCGGATCCCGTGAACGAAAGCGCCTACCTGCTCACCGAAGACGTGAATTTCGGGAACGCGAGCGTTTGCCGGCACATCGACGCATTGAGCCTGAACGACGGAAACATGTACGCCTGCATTGCCACCACGGCCAACTTGCAGGGGACTTGGGGCAGCAAGGCCGGTAACGATTGGCAAGTTCCCGCTGCAACGTCCTACACGCAGCAGGGACAGCCGAGCGTGTACGTGTTCGCGGTGGCGGTTGCGAACCTTAACACCTTCCTCGCAAACGTCACGGCAAGCTACCCGCAATTGAAGCAGACGGTTCAAGGCGTTTTCTTCGCCAGTTCGGAACTGCTCACGCTTGGCACGGCTTTCACGTTTGCCAGCGTGACATGCTACCCGATGAGCGCATCTAGGAAGACGCTCGACTTGTGCGAACTTGACAAGAGCCTGTTCGGGTACCCGTCGGATTACGCCGACATAGCCAAGTTGTACACGTCGCCCTATGCGCATATAGAGGTGACGGACGAAAGCGGGAACGTCGATACCATCAGGATCGAGGACACGACGGGAACGCTCGAAGTGAGCGCCGCATTGTCAATCGCGTACCCGTTCATCACGATAGACGCGCACTTGTTGGGCACAGGCGGTGACGCGAGCGCAACCGTCACTTACAAGAACGTGAGCTCGCATACGTTCGGCATATCGGGGCAATGGTACGACACGCTCCGATCGTGGAAGGTTCCGACGTTCGCGGTGGTGCTGGATGCAGCCACCGAATACGATTACTCCACGCATTTCGAGCGGGCGCAGGCGGTCGTCGATTACACCACGGCACACACGAACGCAGACGCGAGCGCCGACACCATGAAAGCCAATGCTGATGCAAGCGCCGACACGATGATCGCCAACGCAGCCCTAACCGTCACGGCAAACAGCGCGACGGTTGCGAGGTCTAACACGTCTGCGAACGACGCATTGAGCTACACGCAGACGTACAACTCGGGCATGGCGTTGGCGAACAACATCATCACGGGAGCGGGAACCGCGAGCACCATAGCAGCGAACGAGATGCAAGGCTCGATCAGCGCCGCATCGGGTGCCGCTCAATCGGTTGTGGGCGCAGTTGGCAGCGCCGCGACGGGAAACGTAGCCGGCGCGGTCACTGGCGTGATAAACGGCGCGATAGGCGCAGCGGGAACGCTTGCAAGCACGGCGGTAGCCAACGGCCTCACGGCTACAATGGGCAACCTTGCGCAATCCTCGAACACGGCAAGCGCGACGGCATCGAACACCAAATCCAGCTGGGACACGTCCAACCAGACAAGCACGGCAACAGACCTGACCGATATCCAAAACACGCTGACGACGGGAACGACCGCCAACAGCGCCGCGACGATGAAAGCCAATGCGACACGCGATCAGACGACGCAAAAGGCGAACGCGACGCGCACGGAGAACGCAGCGCAAAGCGCAATCGACAACGGCATCGCGCAGGCCGCATTGAACGAGCCATACCTGTTCGGCACGTTCGCAAACGGAGATAGCGCAGCCACGAAGCCTATTGCGTTGTTCGCGCATATCGTCACGCAATCGACGAGCGCCATTTCACGCGCAGGCGATGAGTTCCTACGTTACGGCTACATGTACGATGGACAATGGGATTTCGACGGGAACTGGAACGTGGGAAAGTATTTCACCTATTGGAAATTGCGTGACTTTTGGGTTTCCAATTTGAATGTGCCAGACATGTACATGGACAAGTTGCGCTTCTTCCTGTTCGGCGGTGTGACCGTGTGGAGATCCCCCGAGCACATCGGCAACGTCACCGTGTATGATAACTTCAACTGATAGAAGGGATTGAAAATGCAGTTTCCCGAGTTCACAAATGCGCAGAAAAAGAGAATCGACCAGCTTTACGGCAACGATTTCGAGGGCATCACGCCCGAGGACGCATTGCTCATCGCGCAATGGGAGCAGGCGAAAGCCGTGAACAATGCGGAATTCCAAGCGAAGATGAGCGCAATCGAAGCCGAGACGCAGGCGAAGATGGAGAACAGCCGCGAGTTGCACGAGCAGGCTATGGACAATTTGCGGGAAATGCACCAAGCGGCGATGGAACGATTGAAGGCGGTAGAAGATGGGATCTAAGAACAGGCGCAACCGGAAGGGCGCTTTCTTCAACGACCGTTTCTGGGAAAGCGCGGATTACAACTTCAGGAACTACCACAAGAACCTGGACATGCTGCTTTCCCTTGCGATTAACCGGTTCCGCTGGGAGGGATTGCCGGAAACGTGCGACGCACGTTACCTTGAGAAGACCTTGCACAGGAACGGGATCGCCACGCTTTCGTACAAGGCAGACGAGCCGACTCGGGTTTTCACGACGCTCACGGCGATGCCCAACGGCGAATACAACATGTACGGATTGCCGGTGCGGTGGCGTGCCGTGGGCTATGACGGCCTCACCGATTACGACGTTACCGACGCGAACGGCGAACTGTGCTATTACTCTTACTCGCGTGTCAGCCCGTGGAACGCGCTCGAAATCTACGCACGCAAGATGACGCACTACGAGAGAACCGAGGACGTTAACCTCACGCAGCAGATGACACCGTTCATCGGCATTGCGCCGCAGGAGAAGCGCCTGGAGCTCATCAACCTGCTAAAGCAGGTGCAAGGCGGTGAGCCTGCAATCCTGGGCGATGATTCCCTCGGCAAGATGATCGATAGCGTGAAAGTGCTGGATCTCGGCGTGAACCTCATCACGGAGGAAATGGAGCAGGGATACCAGAACACCCTGCAACGCGCGATGATGTGGCTAGGCATCCCGCACTTGGCCTTCGAGAAGGGCGAGCGCATGATCGAGGACGAGGCGAGGGCGAATACCTCACCCACTGAAATCATGCTCTTGGATTGCCTGCAAGCACGCAGGCAGTTCTGCGAGAAGGTCAACCGAAAGTTCGGCCTCGACGTTAACGTGTACTTCAACGAGGACATCGAAAGCTATAATTACAACTACGTGAACAACGTAGAGAGCATGGCGCAGGACAAGCTGATCTTGAGCCAAGACGAGACGTTCACTGGACTTTTGGGCGGTGATGCAGATGAGTGATTTCGAGTACATCATCGAAGACGGCAAGGTGGTCAACGGTTTCGAGAAAGCCGACGCGCCGACATATGCCTGTCCCCCGGTTCATTTCGGGCAGGAATGGGAGACGTTCGACGCGAACGGCTGGAAGAAATCTTCCATGCTTGACTACACGTACCAGAACGAGTGGCACGCAGTCTATACCGTCTACCTGGGCGAGCTGGTTCAAACGGGCGTGTTCGACTGGAAACGCGAAGAACTTGACTGGTCTGATGCCGCTTACGATGCCGAGCAGTACAAGCGCGTGTGCGACTACTTCCTGGCGCGTTTCAAGTGGCGTGAGATAAGCATGTTGCCACCACTACAGTGGTTCGACTACCTGCACCGCAAACTCGTTTTCGAGCTGATGCCGAAATACAAGCCGCTTTACGAGCGAATCGCCGAGGGCATCAACCCGCTTGCAGGCGAGAACGAGTACTACAAGAACCGCACCATACAGAGCGCTTACCCGGAGACGTTGCTTTCGGAGAATTCCGATTACATCACCGATGGGCGCGACGAGGAATTCCAGCGCATCAAGGAGAAGGATTT